ATCCTCTGACATCTTATCTCTTTGTAATTCTACAACAACAGATGCTCTTTGTTCTATCATACGGCAGTACTTAACAGCACCATCATCATTTGTATGTCCGATTGTTACAATGCCTACGCCTAGTTCAGCAGCTAGCTTAGATAATCTGACAGATAGGTCAGCAAGGAATTGTTCTTTGCTTTCATCACCACCCATGTTAGCTGCTATGTCCTGGATAGGCTCAAAGAATATGTACTGAACACCACAAGCCTGAGACAGGTAACGTATGTGCCCTAGTATGTCAAGTGGATCGTCCTCGTCATTCAAAAAGAATTGATACAGTCTCTCATCCTTGGTCAGCTTAACTATAGCATCATGTACCCTCTGTTCTGCAGCATCCTGAGCTATCAAGTCCTTACGGGTTAGGTTCTGGTTCAATTCGTATGACACCAACCCAAGTAATGATCTTAGCTTTGTCTCTTCCATGTGCCATGCCGCAATGCTTATCTCTGGATGCTTAGTTAGTATGTGGTACTCTAGGTATCTCATAAACTCTGTCTTACCTATGCCAGTCTGAGCCTTAAACAGTGTGAAGTGTCCCTGCATAAGCCCCATACATAAGTCATCAAACTCTTGCACGCCTGTCTCTACATACACATGGCTCTCACTGTTGTTGTACATCTTTAAGAACTGATCTGATGTATTGATTATGTTCTCAGGTGTATACTTCTTAGCATTAAACCATGCATTGTAGAATTCTTTACGTGCCCCTGCCTCAAGGAATTCATTAGCATCCTTGTACTTGTCATGCTGCACCCTGTAAACTTTGTTAGGGTATAGGTTAGCTATCCTTTGAGCTACAGCATTGCCTTGTTCATCATGTTCTATTGACAGTATGATCTTATCGAATGACCCTAACCAATCTGCAACCTTGATCCATAGCTTATTACTTGGCGTGGCTGATGGTAGTGACACAAAGGCAGATGAATACTTCTCTGAGTTACACATCTGGTAGGCTGACATGGCATCTAGCTCACCCTCTGTCACAGTTACGATCTTACCTGACCCTGCATTCCATAGGTTCATACCGAATAGCTCATCTGACTTGAGGTTGGTAGCTCTAAACTCTTTAGGGAAAAACCTAGTCTTGATACCGCCTGATGGGTATGGATATTCCTGCTTAACCTCTTTGCCATTGCTATCCAGGAATGTCTTGACACCATAGTACCTCATAGTCTGCTCACTGATAGACCTGACAGTCCTATAAACAGGTGTCAGTATCTCGGTAGGCACTGGCTTAATGTTTGTTTGTTGTTGTTGGTTCATATCCCAATCATCTTTCTCTTGTTCTTGACCCATAACAGGGTATGTTTCTGCTGCCCATTCGAACTTAGTGTCCTTAGTCCTTGGGTATTTTCTTTCACAGCTATGACACCTACCCGAACAACTCTCAGTGTTGTAGCTGAAGGCATCGGTGCTTCCGCAGTCCTCGTATGGACATTCTTTGTGGCTTAACCAATTGCTCATAATATCTGATCCCAATAATCTTGTGTAAACATGTCTAAAATGCACAGTATCTCCTTGGATGTCAATGACTTTAAGGCCACCGCCTTGCGACTATCATTATTGTATGCCTCTGTTATAAAAAACTCAGGCACTCTTTCAACTACGAACTGGTGTTCATCCCAATAGCCTATGCCATCCTGATAGACATCTCCGAACACCTCTATCTCTTTAGTGCCTCTTATTATGTACGTTCTATGTCCCATTATTTTATTTTCCTTATACTCTTGACAACTACAAAAATGTTGATACCCTAGGGCTTGTCCCTGACGAGGGTTCTATAGGTTACTTACTGTAAGTCTTACCACCATTAGTTAATGATTTAAGATAGTCTTCTTGTTCTTCTATATCATCTACGGTAGGCATCTTATCCAACCATACAGCATCATCTATCTCTTTGATTAAATCTTGATGGTATTGGTGTAACGTTTTATCCTTAGACATCTAACAGCTCCATTTCATTTGAGTATAGATTACAGTAGTCTAACTTTTTAGTATCAAACATATCTATATTTATTAGTTGTTCCAGTACACTACCATCACTCAGCTCAACATAAAGTGTACCCCATTTGTCATAAACGTGGGTTACATCCTTATCTGTCATACCCTTGGGTAGCTCAACGTATGCATGGGCAAAGGCTGTGTAAGATCCTTCAAGTTTAAGTGTATGGTTCATAACACCCACCCCATTACCTTAGTTATCGTAAAGCTAAACGTAAACATGACACCAACAAATGCAAAGCCTAGTGTAACATATACTAATGCTGTCATAAGCCTATCTTTACGTTGCTCAGATTTCTTATGTTCCGTTGTGTTAAAAGTATTATTCATTTTGCAGTTCTTTCTTTTACCCATAGTCTATCTAATTTCTTAGGCGCACCACCTTTAGCTCCAGTTATTTGTCTATTCCTTTGAGCTTGCCATTGGTCACCCTCTTTGTAATTTCTCATGTTGAATACCTCACGCATTCTTTTATTCTCCTGCTCGCATACCATTTCATGCGCAAGCCGTAGCCTATCTTGAACGTCCATCATTGCTTATTCTCCTGGATCTGATTGGTTATTCCTTTGATTGCCGCATACCTTTTGACAACTCGTAAGGCATCCTCTTTTGTTCTTACAGTTTCATAACAAACAAGCTTGCCTGTCTTGTCACTGATTGTGTTTACTACGTATCTATTATACATGTTGATTATCTCCCATTAATAAATCTTTTATTTCTTTAACCGTCCAACCTGAACGGCGTGACAACTCACTTAAAGTAAGGTTAAGATTTGTATCAAATGCATTAATGACATCATCACTATCCCACCTACGTTTTACACCATAATATAATTTATTCATTTGTTAGCCTCATATATTGCCGTTGCAAAACCTCTTGGCGTTGCACTTCTTATGTTCTTTGTCTTCATTGATTTGCCTCCAAGTTTTAAATGCTGAGTTGCATAACCTTTTTCTACAGGTACTGGCAAAACTGTAGGCATATTAAACCCACCGCCTATCCACAAACAAGTTTTCTTTGGGTATGCATCACGTTCTGCTATGTACTCAGGCCATGTCGGATGCTTTGCATCTGCCTCTTTAATATATCCGCCGTATTCATACGGGTGAAAGTAATGGTCAGGCCTACGCCATTGACTAGCTAATACTGACACAGGATTTTCCACAAAGTAAGGTACACCCATGCTATTGAATAACCTTGCACACCACACGGCATAGCTTACAGCCTCATGTTGAAACGATGGATTTGCCTCCGCCTTTTTCTTAAAGTGTGCCGCACCCGATACCGCAAGGTCAGTGCATACAGGAAAGGCCATTGCAAACACTACGTTTTTATCTGCAAAGCTATCTTGTATTTCATTTAATGTATTATGGTCGTGCAAATCTGCATACTGGTAGCATATACCACGATCAACACGCCCTTCTTTTGGGTGCTGTATATCATAGGCATAACAAAGGTAACCTGCCTCCGCCCATGGCCTTAAAGCTTCACCTGTATAGTCGTAAAGACTAATTACAATTTTATTATTCATTTTATTTCTACCTCTTTGATTATGAATAAAGCTTTATCCACATTTAATATATCGTCAACACCCCATAGCCTACAATCCTCTGCCCTATCCGATGTCCTTAAAATTTGTGTAGCATATACCTCATAGCCCTCTTTATAAGCTTGCATAGCTATTGATTTTTTATATGTTTGTATTTCATTATCCATTTTATTTAATCCCTTCTATTAATCCATATTCTTTCAAGTCGTATTCTGTTAATCCATAATACTTAATAGGATCGACAAAGAACCGCCCCGTTTCATCATAATATGGGTTCGTGATCCATGTATCATTTTTAAATACTTCCCATTGCTTTTTGTTTGTGACAAATTCTAGCAATTCTTTGAAGCTATCTGTTTCAAATATCCATGTATGATCGTCGTCATACCCGTTATAACTGTTAGCCGTTTGCACTGTAAACCTTGGCATAAAACCTTGGTTTGCACCTATAATATTATTGGCGTTTGCCGTCCTTACTTTTGGATCATGACTATCAATCCAAATGTGTAATCCGTTTACTTGCCAGCTTGGCAACTCGTCATTATTATAGCTAGTGCATTCCCAATTGGATGGTATGTCTAGATCCGTTGTGTATGTATTCCAATCCATTTTATTTTCTTTCTGTTTAGGTTTTAGTATTATTTAGTTGCACCATTAAAAGATGCAACCGATAATAATAAATCCCTAGGCATAGTCCACAACAAAACCTGTTGTGTCTCTTTTGGCCTTACCCTTGGCATACAGTGACACAATGTGGCCACCTTTTGGATCAAGTATTCTTAAATCATCACTATCCCCATCAACAATTGGCAAACCTTTCCAATGTTTAGCTAATACCTTGTCCCTAAACACAACAGCTATATTCATACCTTTATCCAATGCTATTTGCATCATGTCACTGTATGATTTTTCTTTGCCACTATATGACCACGTTAAATGATAATTGTCTATATGATCTACTTTTCTATTGGCAATCTTTGTGTAATCATAGAATTCTATGCGTGGGAATAATTCAAAGATTGTGTAACCGTCAATCTTGATTAACTCGAAACGGATATCACTTGTTCCGTTCAATCTAATCACGGGTTGTATATCTCTTTTATTACAATAGTTTTGAAACTTTGTTAAATCTATCATTAGTTGTTTCATAAATGCTGCACGATCCCGATAAAATAATTCTGCTTTTCTTAACCTTGCTTTTTGTACACAATTCATTGCACCACGTCCTGCCGTATTTAAACAAGCTTCTATACATCCAGCTTGCTCCGCCATTGGGCAAGAATTAAATGTTCGGTTGTCTACTACAACTTTAAAAGGGGCAAGGTATATAATACCCGTTAGATATTCACTACCATCTCCCTTAATTGTCTTTGCATTTGTTCCTACGCCGATTAGTTTATATTGTGACATTTTATTTCTCTTTCTGTTTATGTTTAAGTTAATTCTACAATTGACACCAATGGATGGTGCCAATGTTAAAGTTAACTATTATTATTCGTGGGTGTAACCGTTTTCTATAATGCTTAAACTTTTTAAATCATCTGCAAAAAATGTTATTTCAGTTTTGTAACCGTTTTCGTCTATTGCTGTTAATTCCAACCATGCGGAACCGTCTTTAGATTTGTGGATGTTTTTAGTTATGTTTTTAATGTGGTGTAATGTTGTACGAGTTGTCATTTGATTAAATCCTAATTGTTTAAGTTGTCCCTTAATATAGATTTAAGGTTTTCAAAATGTAAAGAAAAAAGTTTAATTAAATGATAATTAACTTGAAACCCCTTATTTATATGACCAGGAGAATATCATATTGATACAAACCAAAGGACAATGCCAAGGTTATGAGCTGTATGTAATGACAAATAAAAGAATAGGTATGGTGTTATATTATAACGGTATAATCTGAACGTGTCTGAATGTGTCAATCAGTTTGGATCATGCATAGAATTGCAATGGATAACAAAGGGATAAATGCTTTGGTGTTTGCTTGGGTTTATTGCCCCAACAATCTTATAGTAACAAGCTGCATAACCTGTGTCATTCCTGCAACACTGCGATGGATTTGCCACAGTGTGATACTTTTGCAACTACCTAGGGTGTAACATTTGTGCAACACTAAGGCATCGACCAAGGGGGCTGCGGGGTATCCTTCTATATGTACATTACACCAAAACATTTTCTAAGGATTTTCCCAAGCATGCAAAAAGAAACCCACCAGAGGAGTTAACCAGTGGTGGGCTATTTGTAATATCTTTTGGGTGGTGGGTGCTTACAGTAGAATCTGGACGTGTCCCTAAGCTTTACCGTAAGTACCTTGCGTAGACTACCAAGCTTAGATAAACATTAGAGTAATGGATTATACCTTGGTATAGCTATAGTATATATACTTATACCGCCTGGCGGCTAGTAATGAAATTATACACACTATTTGCACTTGTGTCAATACCTTTAAGCAATTTTTTAAAATATACCAAAATAATTAATTTAAGTGTTGACATATATATCACACCCATGGTATACTACGTGAATTAGCCTAAAAGAAAAAAGAAAGATACAGTAAACCATCATGATGTTCAAGTACGAAAACTTCAAAGGCTCTAACGGTAAGACAAAGACCAAGAGTTTATTCTACGAATTATGTTACTCAGATACAGAGGATGCTGTGTTTACTCTCAAGGATAGAGACCTAGAGGCTCACGGTAAGATGTACTTGTCATTACAGAAGCTATACCTACAGATGGCTCCAGCTGACCCAACAGAATACGAGTTTGCTCAGACAGTCTTTGGTTCCTGGGATATATGGACGAACGTGTCCAATGCATCAGGCGTTAAGACCCACATAGCAAGGTGGAGAAAAGAAGTAGAGGTTAAGGTCAAATCAGAAGCTATCAAGGCTATAGCTGAAGAGATGAAGACAAAGGGTAGAAGTTCCTTTAGTGCAGCCAAGCTATTACTAGATAAGGGTTGGTTAGACAAAGAAGCAGCTACAGTAGCCAAGAAGAAACTCAAGGCTAAAGAAGAAGAAGACATGAATAAAGAAGCTTTGTCATTACTATCAGATGATGCTGAACGACTAGGCTTAACAAGAGCCAACTAAAAGTAATAAAGAGATGATTTCCGTCTAGCTTACAGTTTACTCCTTCTAGTAAGCTCTATGACCTTTCTCTCTTTGTAGATTTAAAAAGAGGACACCCCCACACATTGATATTTTTCCCAACAGTAGATGAAGACTTTCAGTACTTCAGGAGCCAGGGCTATACTGGTTCTCTGAATGATATGCATTACAAGGCTATGGGTGACTTAGGTTACACAGGCTCATTGAATGATAGGATACACAAATACCTGACTGAGAAGTACGGCAGCTTCTATGAGGCTATGAGAGACTTACGTAATGGTACATCTATATTCTCATTGATCTCAGCTTATGCTGTCAACAACTTTGACCCATCCCTAGTGTTTGACTTCGAGCAGAACTACTACAGGACAGGCGGTACAGAGACTACCCTAAACCCTGCTGTAACTCACACTCGTGCAGGTCAAGCTACAATGACAGACTCAGATGGTAAGATCAAATGGGCACCTCATAACTTGGTGACTTACTCTGAGGATTTCTCTGATGCGAGTTGGTCTAAATTTGCCATCAACGCAACGGCAAATTCAATTACAGAAGATACCAGCACAAGTTTTCACGGCCTTAGGAACGCCCTTCTGACTGCCACTATAAATACATTTGAGGTGGAAGCCAAAGAGGATAGTGGGCGATACCTCATTGTTACGTTGGGGCAGGGTAACACTTCTCTCCTTGGCGGCGGTGTCGTGGTAGACCTTCAAACAGGCACGATCCTTACTGCTTCTGGGGCTAAACTTCTAGACTCAAGTATCTCACCTGTAGGTGATGGGTATCACAGAATAAAGATTAGGGTTGACAATACGGGGGCATCCAACACCCCCGCCGCATTTATTTTTATGACAAAAGACCCTACACATGTACTGGGGACTACTCATGGTTCTGACTCGTACACAGGCGATGGGGTAAGCACAATTCTTCTGAGGAAAGCAGCAACCTACCGCAGTGACTTAGGTGGCATGGTAAACAACCCAGAGACAGGCGACAGCTACGTCCCAACAACAAGTTCTGCTGTTTACCTACCTCGTGTAGGCCACCACATCTACAATGGCTCTGCTTGGGTAAACGAAGGCGTACTCCATGAGAGTGAAGCTAGGACTAACTTACTGACTTACTCTGAAGATTTTTCTAATGGGGCTTGGACTAAGCAATCTGGCACTACGGTTACTGCGAACCAAGCTATAGCACCAGACGGTACGACTACGGCTGACCTTGTTGTGGGTAACGGCTCTTCTGGTCTGTTTGCTTTCAAAGCTGGCACTAATGGTGTGGTTACAACACTTACCAGAACCGTTTGGATTAGGTCGGTTATAGGGACGCCCACTGTTACACTAAAAGACCCAGTTTTTACTGCAGGTATTGTGTCATGCAATCTGACAACAAAATGGCAATCTTTTGTATTGACCGAAGCCACTACGGGAACTAATGGCAACATGGGCGGACTGTGGGTAGCTAACATTCCAACAAGTGGTATCTACGTATGGGGCGCACAAATGGAAGTAGGCTCAACCCCATCAAGCTACATCCCAACATCAGGATCAACTGTGACAAGGGCGGCTGAGACACTGACTGTCCCTGCGGCTAATCTTCCGTATGACAGCACTAACATGTCAATACAGATGGACGGCAGGATGACATATGCTGATACTGGTTCCGTTGGTGAAGCAGTTCCTTTTAGATGGGTTAAAGATGGTAATAATTTTATTTTAAACTATATGCGAACCGATAGTACAAGGAGTGGTTCGTCTTACTTTCAGCAGAAAGCATTGAATGTGTCTGTATCTGTTGAGTCTGTAATAAACTTGTACTCCCCAGACATCAACGTGCCATTCAACATCGCATCTCGCCACGGCTCAACCTTCATCAACGGTGCAGTCGAGGGTACAGCATTAACAGCTAACACAACACCTACAGCTTTACCTGATCTGTCAACCACAGACCTAAACTTAGGTTATACCTTCATGGGTACAATAGGTAAGTTCAGAGTGTGGTCAGATGATCTTACGGATACTGGCATAGCTACAGCATCAGCACCAACTTTCACTACTGAGTTTGCTATGACCATTGCAACAACAGGTGCTAATGAAACCTTCACTATCCCCTGTCAGAACGTTGGCACGTTTAATGCTGGCATCGAGTGGGGCGATGGTTCTGTCTCAACTGTCACATCATATAACGATGCTAGCCTGACGCATACATATGCTACGGCTGGAGATCACTTGATCCGTATTAGAGGCAGCTTCCCTAATATCTATTTCAACAATACAGGTGACAAACTCAAGGTTAAGTCTGTTGAGAACTTAGGTGTTGTTGGTTGGACTACGTTAGTCAAGGGATTTAGAGGATGTACTAATCTAACATCCTTTACAGTAGGCACAACAGACACATCTTCAGTTACGAATACGTCAAATATGTTACGATCCCTTACTAGCTTAACATCTTTAGATTTAAGTAGTTTTGACACATCTTCAGTCACAAATTTTGAGAGTATGTTCCGTGAGTGTACTAACTTAACATCTTTAGATGTAAGTAGTTTTGATACATCTTCAGTTACGAATTTTGGTTATATGTTCAATGGCTCTTCTAGTTTAACAACATTAGACGTAAGTAGTTTTGATACATCTTCAGCTACTGGTTGGGGGAGTATGAGAAACATGTTCAACTCTAGCTCACTTACAAGCCTTGTCGGTGCTGAAGACTTTGACATCACAAGTTTTAATAACACAAATAGCTTAACAGGCTTTATGAACAGTAATGGTAGAATGACAACTGCTCAGTATGATGCACTCCTTGTCAAATGGGATGCGCAATCAGTTTTAAGCAATATAGTAGTTGAATTTGGTGCTAGTCAATACACAGCAGGTAGTGCGGCGGCTACAGCTAGAGCTAACCTAATCAGCTCTGACGGCTGGACAATTGCAGATGGAGGTACAGCATAATGAGTATCATAACTAAAACTGAAGGTCACTTCATCATTAACACTGCAGCAATTTCACTAGATGGGACTGTCGTATCCTACCGTGATGATGCAACAGTACAAGAGTTTGCAAGTGAAGCTGAAATGCTAACAGCACATGAGGCACAATTCCCAGACCAGTACCCAGAAGAAGAGGAGTTGCCAGAATGACTGAAGAATTAGAACTAGAAGTAATCAAGACTGACTTCTACCTCAAGTTAGCTAACGAAGCTGCAATGCCATCAGTCTTGTCATCATTCTACAAGCAAGACACTGAGACAACAGTTGACGAGGAGACAGGCGAGGAGACCACTACAAACGTAGGTGATCCTTATCTAGTGCCAAACTCATCTGACTATGCAATGGACGTTGTAGGTACTCTACACGAGCCTACAGGGGCAACCCTGACAGATGATGAAGGCATGGAGTATCCTGAGATGCAAGCAATGACAGGCTGGCATGTTAACATTCGTATTCGTGGTGGTATCTTAAACAAAGATGCAGAAGATGCTGAAGCAACTGACACACTACGAGATACTGTAGAAGCACTAGATACATCACACGGGGTAACACCTGAAACACCAATGAGAGTTTGGCTGTAAGTAACTAAAACCAATCCACCAAAGGTAAAGGATTAATAAATACAATGGCAAAGAAACCAGGCGTAACAACAATAGCTACAGGCTATTACAGTAGAGCAGCATTGAATGCTAACTTCGAAGCACTTAATACAGCTTTTGACAATACAGTATCTAGGGACGGTAGTACACCTAACACCATGTCAGCTAACCTTGACATGAACTCCAAGGATGTTATTAATGCTGTTACCATAGATGCTGAAAAGTTAATACTAGACGGAACCTTGATGACACCATCAGGTGTTGACCCAGTCTTCTCAGGTACTGTCAGTGCATTCGGTGCATCTCTTATAGATGATGCTAATGCTTCAGTTGCTAGAACAACTCTAGGTTTAGGTACAGCTTCTACCACAGCAGCAACAGACTACGTAACTGTGTCAGGTGATAGTATGACAGGCAACTTGTCATTTGGTGATAACAACAAAGTTATCTTTGGGGCAGGTTCAGATATGGAACTGTTTCACGATGGTTCAAACAGTCACATAAGGGATAACGGTACTGGTAATTTGTATCTAAGGGGTGGGGGTACAATAGAATTGCTTTCACCTGCTGAAGAAAAAATGATTATAGCAGCAGGTAATAGTTCTGTATCTCTTTACTACGACAACTCAAAGAAATTAGAAACAACAGCAACAGGCTGTACTGTAACAGGATCTATAGTAGCTGACAACATAGGCAGTGGTTCTCTTGCTGCTGTGTCACCATCAGGTACTTCTGCTGTAAACTTTACATCTATACCTGCTGGTGTACGTCAAGTTACAGTAATGCTTGATGAATTAAGTATGAGTGGTAGTGATCATTTACTTATACAGCTAGGTGACTCAGGTGGTATTGAAACTTCAGGATATATATCTAGGTCTGTTTGGACGAATGCTGAGGAGTCTACATCGGGTATGATTGTTAGATCAGGAGCAAATGTACGCAAATGGACAGGTGCTATGACATTTACAAGAGTTCATACAACCAATAGATTTGTACAAACACATACTGTAATAGATCCTGGTGACAATGAACAACGAATAGGTGCAGGTTCTAAAACATTAAGTGCTGAACTAACCCAACTTAAACTAGTACCAACAGGCTCTAATACTTTTGACAATGGTTCTGTTAGTATTGCATGGTCTTATTAAATAATAAAACTTTTATCTTGACAAATAAAAATAACTAGGATACTATGGCTACATTAGATCAAATACGTTTAGCAGCTGAGAATGACTTAGTTACTTTTATTAAGCTAGTAGCACCTGAACAAATGCTAGGTCAATGCCACGAAGACGTATGCAACTGGTGGGGTCGTGAAGATTCTAAATCTCACCAATTACTTCTCTTTCCTCGTGACCATGGTAAGTCTCGTCTGATAGCTTACAGGGTAGCCTGGGAATTAACTAAAGATCCTACACTTCGTATCTTGTACATATCAGCTACAGCTAACCTTGCTGAAAAACAATTAGGCTTTATTAAATCAATACTAACCTCTGACACTTACAGTAGATACTGGCCTGACCATGTTCACCCTGAAGATGGCAAACGTACAAGGTGGACAAACTCTGAAATCATGCTTGACCATCCAGCCCGTAAGGCTGAGAAGATTAGGGACCCTTCTGTTTTTACAGGTGGCCTCACTACTTCTCTTACAGGGATGCACTGCGATATTGCTGTCCTCGATGATATAGTAGTATACGAGAATGCATACTCAGGTGAAGGACGTAACAAAGTTAAAAGCCAGTACTCTTTATTGTCATCTATAGAAGGTGCAGAAGCTAGAGAGTGGGTCGTAGGTACACGTTACCACCCTGTAGATCTATACAACGATCTGCTACAAATGACAGAAGAACTGTTTGATGACGACGGTAACAAGGTAGGAGAAGATAACATCTACGAAATCTTTGAACGTCCTGTAGAGGATAGAGGAGATGGAACAGGTGAGATGCTATGGCCTCGTAGTCAACGTAGAGATGGTAAGTGGTTTGGTTTTGACATTAAGGTACTAGCTAAGAAAAGAGGACAGTACTTAGACAAAGGACAGTTCCGAGCACAGTACTACAACGATCCGTCAGACCCTGACAACGTACCAATAGAGAGCAGTAGGTTTCAGTATTACGAACGTAAGCTACTCAAGGAAGAACAAGGACACTGGTTCTACAAGGATGCTAAGTTAAATGTATTCGCAGCTGTAGACTTTGCTTTTAGTTTATCTAAGAAGGCTGACTACACAGCTATTGTAATCGTAGGGGTTGACTCAGATAATAACATATACGTCTTAGACATTGATCGTTTCCGTACTGACAGAATTACAGATTACTTTGAGCACATACTACAGTTGTCAACTAAGTGGTCATTCCGTAAACTAAGGGCTGAGGTTACAGTAGCACAACAAGCAATCGTTAAACAGCTTAAAGAACTTATCAAACAACACGGTCTATCTATAAGTGTAGATGAGTTTAGACCTAACAAATACCAGGGTAATAAAGAAGAAAGAATCTCTGCTACTTTAGAACCTCGTTATGACAACTTGCAGATATGGCATTACCGTGGTGGTAACATACAAACGTTAGAAGAAGAACTACAATCAAGGAACCCACCGCATGACGATATTAAAGATGCCCTTGCTTCAGCTATAGACATTGCTGTCAAACCTTTCAAGAGTATACGTAGAGATAAAACTGCAAACATAGTTTGGGCTAATAACAGATTTAGAGGAGCCTCTTAATGGCTGGTGAAACAATAGAATTAGAATATCTTTTAGGTCCTGACTCAATGGCTGTGGAGGTATCTAACAGATGGCGTGAATGGTCTAACCTTCGTCAGACTAAAGTTGAAGAGTGGAAAGAGTTACGTAACTACCTCTATGCTACAGACACAAGCACAACTAAGAATGCTATGCTTCCTTGGTCTAACAGCACCACAACTCCTAAGCTAACTCAGATCATGGATAACCTTCATGCTAATTACTTTGCTACATTATTCCCACAATCTAAGTGGATGCGTTTTGAAGCTGAGACAAGAGAAGCTAACGTCAAAGCTAAACGTAATGTAATACAAGCATACATGGATAACAAAGTTCGTCAGTCTGACTTTATTAATACAGCCAGTGACTTACTCTATGACTACATTCAATACGGTAATTGCTTTGCTACTGTTACGTGGGAAGACAACTACCAAGTGAAAGAAGCTGGGGACCTCGTTGTAAACTATGTAGGTCCAAAGGTTGTACGTGTTTCACCATACGATCTTTGCTTTAACCCTACAGCACCCAGCTTTGAGAAGTCACCTAAGATCCTCAAGTCTATAAAAACACTTGGAGAGATCCGAGGTATGATAGACAGTGATCCGTCAAAGTCATACATGGAAGGTGTCTTCTCTAAAATGATGGGAGCTAGAGCTGCGGTAAGAGGTTCAGATGGTGTGTATGACAAGGCTGACGGCTTTATAGCTGATGGCTTTACATCTATACAGCAGTACTATGAATCAGATTACGTAGAGGTTCTAACTTTCTATGGTGACTACTATGACACAGAGAATGGTGTCCTACTAAAGAACCGTATCATCACAGTAGTTGACCGAGCATATGTTATGGCTAACGAAGAAGACCCTAGCTGGTTAGGTAGTTCACCTATCTTCCAAGCTGGATGGAGACCTCGTCCTGACAACTTGTATGCTATGGGACCATTAGATAACTTGGTTGGTATGCAGTACCGTATTGACCACCTAGAGAACTTGAAGTCAGATGTGTTTGACCAGATAGCTTACCCTATGCTAAAGATAAAAGGTGACGTAGAAGACTTTGACTTTGAACCTGGTGGTCGTATATACTTAGGTGAAGAAGGTGACGTAGGCTACATGGCTCCTGATGCTACAGCATTACAGGCTGACCTACAGATTAGATTCTTGGAAGACAAGATGGAAGAGATGGCAGGTGCACCTCGTCAAGCTATGGGTATCCGTACACCAGGTGAGAAGACAGCATTTGAGGTACAGTCTTTACAGAACTCAGCTTCTCGTATCTTCGAACATAAAACAGCTCACTTCGAACGTGTGTTCCTTGAGCCAATCCTTAATGCTATGTTAGAAACATCTCGTCGTCATATGAATATGTCTGACACAATAAGAGTTTTAGATGATGCTACAGGTGCTGTTCTATTCCAAACGATTACTAAGGATGACATAACAGCTAAAGGTAAGATTGTTCCTGTAGGTGCTAGACACTTTGCTGAACGTTCTAGACGTATTCAGAACCTTACCCAGTTATATCAGATTAAGTTGCAAGACCCTACAGTGGCTGCTCACTTGTCAGGTAAAGAGTTTGCTCGAATCTTGTCAGAAGAATTGGGTGAGCCTGAGTTGTTCTCAGAAAACATTTCAGTATCTGAGCAACTTGAAACACAACAGCAGATGCAAGAAGCTGAAGCTATCAACCAAGAGCAATTAATGTTAGCTCAAGAAATGGGAATATAGATATGCCGTATAAAGCAGGTAAAGTTAAACCGTACAATAACGCAACAAAGAAACCTAAGCCTAAAACTAGACCTAAAACAAAGCCAATGAAAAAGAAATAATGCAAGCTACTTGGTTAAAAGGTCTTAAAGGACAAGAGAAAGAGAAACGTAAAGCTGAAGTACTTGGTTACAGAAATGCTTTTGATTCTCTTAAAGAAATTCTCGAACATGATTTTAAAAAGAAAGAGTCAGTTCGTGATTACGCAGTACCCAATTGGGAACTACGTCAAGTGGCAGTTAACGAGTACAACCAAGTACTTGATGACATGCTTAAACTAATAACAATTAACAAGGAATAAAACATGGATGTGTTTTCTGAGAGTAGTCAAACCAATGACACTACTCAACCTGAGATTCAAGCTACTGAGAGTACCCAACCACAGGATTCTTTTGTACAGAAACTCGTAGAGGCAAAAGGAGATAATTGGAAAGACCCTGAAGTATTAGCCAAAGGCAAGATTGAAGCTGACGGTTATATTAAAGAACTTGAAGGACAACTCAGTAACATGAGGGAAGATTTAAGTAAACAGGATTATGCCAAGGATCTCTTAGAACAGTTGCAAAATAAGGCCGCAGACCCCACCAATGCGAAAAATGCAATGCCAAACAATGATACTGGTGGCACGTCAGAAGGGAATACCAACCCTAGTCTGAGTGAGGAAGACCTGAAGAGCCTCGTTGAACGGACACTAACTGAACGAGATAAAGATTCTGTTGTAAAGCAAAACCTTAATCTTGTTAATAATGAAATGGAAAAGAGTTACGGCACTGATGCCTCAACTAAGATCCAGAATAAAGCTAAGGAGCTAGGGCTAACTCTAGAACGTATGCAAGAAATTGCTGCAGAGTCACCTACAGCTTTCTTTAACCTTATTGGTGAACCTAAGAAAGACTTTAGACCAATGGTCGAAGGTTCGGTTCGCACAGAAGGTGTCAACATGCAAGCCTCGAATGAACGTGATTGGTCTTACTACCAAAATCTTCGTCGAGATAATCGTAGCCTTTACTATAGCCCAAAAATACAAAGACAACTTATGGAAGATAAGAGTCGTTTGGGTGGTAAATTTGGAATCTAATGGAGAATAAAATATGTCTGGTATGAATACAGCAAATTCAACTCTTCTTACTCGCACCGAAGTCTGGTCCAGTGAGCTAAAGGAGATATTAAGAGATGAGATGATGGCACAACGGTACGTCCGTATGCTTGAGGGTTTCCCTGATGGAAACACTTTCCACATCCCATCAATCGGTCAAGCACAGGTTGACAACTACAACGAAGATTCGTCAGTTGAATACCGTCCACTTGACACAGGTGAGTTCACCTTCTCAGTAGACAAGTATCTGTCATCAGCTACTTACATGACTAAGAAAGCTGAACAAGACACTTTCTATGGTAACGAGTTAATGAGTCGTTTTGTTCCTGAACAAGAACGTGCTATCATGGCTCACTT